TTAAATGAATATAAATGAAATAAAACGAGAAGTTGAAAAAGATCTTGACATAGATTCGACTGAGCTTGGCTCAGAATCACTTCGATCCCCCCAATTACATAACAAATATCTTTGCATGTTGATCGATGAAAAACACCATTTAAATCTTATGGAATCGATGCTTAGTATGGTCGAAAAAGATAAATGGTTGTACTACACGGGAAAAATGAGCGAGGAAGATCTTAGGAAAAAAAATCTAGAGCCATTCGATCTCGCTGTTATACGACAGGATGTTGATAGATTCATTCAAGCTGATAAGGAATATTCGGACATGTCTATTAAGGTGGCTCAACAAAAAGAAAAGGTTTCCTACCTAGAAAACGTGATAAAGATCATGTCGAACAGAGCATGGAATATCAAGGCAGCAATAGATTGGAATAAATTCACACAGGGAATTTCATGATAGACATAGAGAAGGTGGATGAAAGCTTTATAAAGATTCATTGTCAAGATGATATCGCAAAAGAGTTATCCACCTTTTTTACTTTTAAAGTACCAAATCATGAATTTACCCCAGCATTCAGAAAGAAACGCTGGGATGGAAAGATTCGTCTGTTCAATGTAGCTTCAAGAACAATATATTCTGGATTGCTTGATTACGTTGCAAAATTTTTAGAAGATCGAAATTATCCATTCACTTCTACAAAATTAAAGCATGGCTTTGATGAAAGCTATGTAAGAGACTGGATATCAAGACAAAAAATATATTCGAATAAAAAGGAATTGATTCCATATGATTATCAGATAGATGCAGTCGTCAATGCATTGCATAAAAAAAGAATTCTACTGATATCACCAACGGGCAGTGGAAAGTCTTTGATAATCTATCTAATCGTTAGATTTTTGCTTGAACATACAAGTAAAAAACATTTAATAATCGTGCCTACAACTGGATTGGTAAATCAACTATACAATGATTTTGCCGATTACTCAAATAAAGAACCATCGTTCTTGCAGACTATTCATGTCATTTTTGCTGGAAAAGAAAAATCATCAAAACGACGTATTTCAATTTCAACCTGGCAAAGCATCTTCAGAGAATCTGAATCTTATTTCTCAGAATACGATTCTGTCTTTGGGGATGAATGTCATCTATTCAAGGCAAAGTCTCTGATAAGCCTGATAAGAAAAATGAAATCGACTGAGTATCGCATCGGAACGACAGGAACACTGGATAACACACAAGCACATAAACTCATCATAGAAGGTCTTTTTGGTAGATCGCATTCAGTGACAACAACAAAGGATTTGATTGATGATGAAGTGTTATCACAGCTGATGATAAAAAGCATCTTGTTGAAATACAACTCATATCCAAAAAAACTGAAATATGCAGAAGAAATGGACTGGTTGATATCGAACGAACAAAGAAATAATTTTATAGCTGATCTGGCATCTACAGTCAAAGGTAATGTCTTGGTTTTATTTAATTTCGTAGAGAGACATGGAATACCACTCTACCAAAAGATAAAAGAGAGAAACAAGAAGGATGTATTTCAAATACACGGAAAAACAGATACAGATGAAAGAGAACTTATTCGTAATATAGTGAACAAGCACGATAATAGCGTGTTAGTTGCATCGTATGGAACATGCAGCACTGGAATAAACATCAAAAATATTCACGCTATTATATTTGCATCTCCGTCAAAATCAGTTGTTCGGGTTCTTCAATCAATTGGCCGTGGTCTTAGAAAGTCTGAGACTAAAAATAAAGTCACTGTTTACGACTTGGGGGATGATCTAAAATATAAATCATATAGAAACCACACCCTAAGACACATGGATGAGAGATTGGCCATATATAATAAAGAGAAGTTTAACTATAAGATACTGAATATCAGACTAGGAGAATCATGAGTACGAACCTAAAGGTATTTAAACTAGTCAGTGGTGACGAAATAATCGGAGATCTTCTAGAGGGCTCCGAAGATAATATTATCAAGATAAATAAACCAATGATTTTTAGGACATCCACTGTGATCGATCCAAAAGGATATCCATACGATGTCACAATCCTAAAGGATTGGTTGGTCAGAACCGATACTAAAATCGCTGAGATTCCAAAGGCCCAGGTATCGTTGATGTTCAATCCCAATGAACAGACCACTAAGCTATATGATCTGGAAATAAAAAGACTTGAGGAAAATCCAAGTGAGGAATTATTAAAAGGTCACGATATAATGGGCGATCTTCCAATAAAGGATGAGATCAATGACCTGATGGATGAGTTCATGGATGCCATGACAGATATTGCAAACGAAAAAATAGAAGAGCAATATCAACCACAGAAGAAAAAGAAAAGAAAAAAACAACCCAAGACAGAAGAGATAGATCTTAGTGCTATAATTCCAGATGAATTGAAAAAGCGACCAATGATCTATCTGTCAATGGTTATCCCCCCTGAAGCCATAATGAATTTAGTTACTGCTGGTATTTTAGATCCAGAGCAATTGCTTTCCATGATTGATGAAGTCAAGAAAGCAAATAAATTTACTGGAGACGAAAAGAAACGGAAGGATTTTGGAAACAAGTTCAGTGATTGGAACCCAGATCCAGAGTCCCCAGATTATTAATAGAGTATACTCTAAGAACTCTATAGTATACTATTAATACCTTATCCCTTCTCTCTCCACAAGGAGAATTATAACCAGATATTAAAAACTGTCAAGTAAAAACTTGTAATTTTGCATTGATTTGGTATAATTTAACTGGAGAGAAGAATGTCGGACGAAATAATAGAAAAAGATTTAAAATCATTAAAACATTACGTCGATAATACTAAATTTTTATCGGCAATGATAGACTGGAAAAAAGACATAGCAAATGCCGAGAAGAAGGGTAAGCCCAAACCTCCAGTGTCGGACTACATTGCTACGTGCTTCATAATGATAGCCGAGCATTTGGCGCAAAGACCAAATTTCATAAACTATCCATTCAAAGAGGACATGATAGGCGACGGTATTGAAAATTGCATATCATATGCTCATAATTTTGATCCCCAGAAATCACAAAACCCATTCTCATATTTTACTCAAATAATATATTACGCATTTTTACGTAGAATAGAACGAGAGAAAAAGCAATCGTACATAAAGTACAAATGCATTCAAATGAACGATGTCGATGGAAAGTTTGTAGATTGGCTAAAGGAAAATCAAGGATCTTCTACCTTTTCAGAATTTCTACAGAATACATTTTTTCTATCTGAGAACGATATAGAAAAGATGGAAAAAAAGGAGAAGGCCAAGAAAAAGCGAGGAAAAAAACCTAAGAGGGCAACGTGAAGATTGCAATTATTAGCGATACACATTTTGGTGCTAGAAACGATTCTCCGATATTTCTAAATTATTCTTTGGAATATTTCGAGAATACTTTCTTTCCGTATCTACAAGAAAATAATATTCAGCATGTTATTCATCTTGGTGATCTATTTGACAGAAGAAAATACATCAACTTCAACACGCTATCAAGTGTTAGAACAAAATTCATAGACAAGTTCCAGGAACTAAACATCAAGTTGCATATAATTCTTGGAAATCATGATGTCTATTATAAAAATACAAATTACATAAATTCTGTAAAGGAATTATTCAGTAAAGGTTACGATAGTATTAAAATCTATGAATCTCCGACTGAAGTTGTTTTTGATGGCATATGTCTTGGACTTGTTCCTTGGATCAACCCAGAAAACTTCGAGGAGTCAATTGATTTCATTCAAAACAATTCATGTTCTATTTTATGCGGACATCTGGAAATCAATGGATTTGAAGTCATGGCTGGAATACGGCATGAGGGTGGGGTAGAGAGATTTATATTCTCAAACTACGATAAGGTTCTATCAGGTCACTTTCATCTGAAACAAACCCACGGAAATATTCAATATCTTGGTACACAATACCAATTGTCTTTTGCCGATGTTGGTAGTAAGAAAGGATTTCATATCCTGGATACGAATACTCGCAATCTAGAATTCATCGAAAACAAGCATTCTTTATTCTATCTTTTGAAATATGATGATTCGGATTCTGCATTCGAAAAGACAGTCAAGAAGGTTAAATTCGATAAATATAAAAACTGCTTTATAAAGATCGTGGTATTGAATAAAAAGAATCAGAATCTATTCGATGAATTTGTTGGAAAGATAACCGATGTCGGCGTTCAGCAATTGCAGATAGTCGAGGATAATAGC